GGCGGTCAGGCCGCTATCGAGGTGGCGGAGAAGTCCGCCATGTCTTCGATGGGAACCTGGAATCCGTTGCGGGCGCATTTCTGGCCGTTCAAGGCGGTACGGGCAGCGAACACTGAAGCCGAGTTCATGGTGCGTATGACGGCGGGGCGTCACATCATGGATGGTGGTGGCACTCTTGACGAGGCATGGAAGGCGATCCGCAAATACCATTTCGATTACAGTGAGCTGACCCCATGGGAAGCAAGAATCAAGATGGTGATTCCTTTCTGGAAATGGCAGAAAAACATTCTGCCTGTGTTGGTTGAATCGGTCGGGAACCGGCCGGCAGCGTGGTCCAGGTTGCGGCAGATCAAGGGTGAACTGGAGTACGCCAGTGAAGCCGAAGGGGTCGTCCCCGACTATTTCATGGAGAATCTCGGTATTCGTTTGCCGTGGAGGATGGACGGATCACAGCTCTACGTTCTGCCTGACTTGCCGTTTAAGGATTTGAATCGTTGGATGCGGTCGGATGACCGACCGATCACGGGTATCAAGCCGTTGGACATGGTGACCAGGATGGTTGCCGAATCGGCGTTCCCGTATGCGAAGCTACCTATCGAGTTGTGGGCCGGCAAACAGTTCTTCGCTGACCTGCCGTTGAAGGGCCGCTTCCAGAATGTGCCACCGTCGTATGCGAACATTCCTGGCCTGATGCCGATCATGGGGATGCTCGGCAAGGCGGAGAAGAACCGCAAGGGCGAATGGAAGATGACCGACACCGACCTGTACATCTTGGATCAGATGATGCCGTTCATGGGCAAGCTGCGCCGCCTCATCCCTGGCGAGAAGAAGTACGAGAAGCGGTGGATGACGACGTTCCTGTCGACCATGTTCGGTGGGGGTCTGAGGGCGAACACGCCTGAGGAGCAACGCAACCAGTTGATTCGCATGCAGCGTGAGCTGTCGGACGACCTGAAACGCATGATCGATATCGAGGTCCGCAACGTCTAGGCTTGCTGGGACGAAAGCAGGTTAGGTTGATGGACTTCATCTCACGCGACGAATGGCATGCCAGACCGCCGAAGCGACCGTTTACTCGGCTGCGGCCTTCCCGTATCGTGGGAATAGTCGTTCATCACTCTGGCGTCGCGAACCCACCTGAAGGCGTGGTCGCGGTTCGAGCCTACGAGCGGTACCACATGGACACTCGGGGTTGGAATGCGATTGCCTACAACTGGCTCGTTGACGAACGCGGAGTGATTTACGAGGGGCGCGGCCCAGGGATCGTTTCGGGCGCCACCAAGCATTACAACCACAAAACAGAGAGTATCTGTTACACAGGCTACGGGGGCACGAAGCCCCCTGAGGTCGCCCTCATAAGCATCACTGAAGTCATCGAAGACATCCAGGGCCGATACGGGGGGAGGGTATGGTTGAAAGGGCATCAGGATTTGGCTGCGACGAGCTGCCCAGGGTCGGAGCTGTACGCATGGTTGAAGAACGGTTGTGTCGTCTATGAGGGCAACCCGTCAGGCATCGACTTCGAGGGCATTGCACGGTACCTGCGGGATCTGGGCAACGGGTTGGACGACACCCCACTGTCGAGGCGTCGCCGGTCGAGAGGCCAGTTGGTGCAGTTGGCGCAAAGCCGGCTGAAGGACCGCGGGCATGACCCTGGCGGCATCGACGGGGTGTTCGGGCCGAAAACGAAGGCCGCAGTGAAAAGTTTTCAGCAATCTTTAGGGTTTCTGCGACCGAACGGCGTCGTTGATGGTTCGACGTGGGACGCTCTGTTCCTCTTGTAGGAGGTACTTTCAATGCCCAAAGGTGAAGGTTACGGCACATTCGAGGACACGTTCGGCAGTCAGAACGACCAGCCGTACAACTCAACGTCTTCGTTCAACATGTGGGACATGTCGCAGAAGGCGAAGAAGGCCGCTGCGTACCTGCGTGAGACCAAGCTCGGCAACGCCGCCCATGGCGGCCGACCGTTCGGAAAGTAGGACACCATGTTGTTCCATGACGGTATGACTCCGAAGGCTGTGAAGGCCGCTCAGGTGCTGGTCACCGAGACCACAAGCGGGTCGATCTTTCGACCTCCTCCTGGCCAGTCCAGGGAGTCGGCACGCAAGGCCCTGCGAGACTGACAATGGTCGCAAAGGGCAGGAAGCGCCCGAAGCCCCGCTACTAGCATGCCGCTCAAACGCGGATCTACCCGTGCGACGGTGTCGCACAACATCGGCAAGCTGATCGGCGAGGGCTACCCGAAAGATCAAGCAGCGGCCATCGCCTATTCAAAGGCCGGCCGCGGAAAGAAGACCAAGTGACTACATCATCAAAGTTTTCGTGGGGATCCTGGGGCGAGAGGGCAGCGTGGACCGCTGTGCAGGCTTTCGCTGCCGTCATCATCATCGGTGACCTGTCGACGGTTCGCACCGCGGTTATTGCCGCAGCGTCGGCATTACTGTCGGCCGTGAAGACCCTGGCCAAGGAGCGCATGGCGTCGTGAGCGAGGAGACTGCGTTCGACTTCGAGTCGGCGTGGTCTTCGTGGTTCGCGAGTCCAGTCAGGGAGGATCTCCAGGCGGGGATCGCCACAGAGCTGGAACGCACAAGCGGCATTTTCGACGTTCAGGACGGCACGCATGCCAAATGGAACGGCGAACAACTGGGGGTTTTGACGGTGTTCAGCGCCGACGACCTCATCGCCCTGATGTGCGCGTGGGAAGAGGCCGAGCATGGCAACTGGCTGGCTCAGAAAGATGTGCTGGTCTGGTTGCAGAAGTGGATGGAGTTCATCACCTGCTGCGTTGAGGCGGCCCCTCCTACCTCGGGCTAACTCTCGTCGAATCGTTTTTTGACGACGGGATCGTTGGCGAGGATGTCTCGAAGGTTTGCGAGGATTTTGTCGCGTCGTCTTGCCACAGTCGTTTTAGGCATTCCAATAACACGGCCAACAAAACGCAGAGACAACCTAACAACAATAAGCATGTCGAAAAGCCAGCGGTCATCTTCCTCCAGGGTGTCGAGGGCGTCCGCTAGGGATTCCCGTAGGGCGAGCTGTTCGAGGATGGATTCTTCAGGTTCGTGGAGTGGGGAGCAGGCAACGAGTGCTTCGATGGGCGAGAATGTTCGCCCGAACGCCGGCTGCTGGTAGCGGCCGGCAGACAGTAGGGGGTCGTAGAGGGCTTCTTTGCGGCGTCCGTCACCCGTCACTGCCATTGCTCCAAGGGAAGAGGGACGGCTTGAAGCCGTAGAATGCTTTACCCTCTCGGAACGACCCGAAGGTCGCTTCTCCCTTGTCAATGAGCTTTGTAATCGTTTTGAGTGGCACGAATGCGTGTTCCTGTTTCGGCGTTGACCAGATCCACAACCAGACGGGCATTTGCCCGTCCCACATGGTCAACGCCGACAGCTTCTCCTGTTTGAGTTTAAGGCCTTTGGCGCCGCAACCCATGACTTCGATGAGTGTGTTGACGGTGACATAGTCGGGGGTGTACCGAAGGAACAGCGGCAGGGTTTCTATCGAGTAGGGCGGCCGGTTGAATCCGTATCGTGCCCATCCGTCGGTGCGTTCCTCGAATGCGCCTTCGGCTTCGTCACCCATTGATCCGTATCGTTGTTCCCAGGACAGGTCGGAGAAGCTCACCGTGGGATCTTTCTCGCTACGATCATCTGCACCAGCCGGTCGTCGGGGTAGGCGACACCGTTGAGGGCGTCCTCGACTAGTTTACACAGGTTGGTGGTGTCGGCGGTGAGGGGCGACGGTGCTTCGTCAGCGGGTTCGATGGTGACATCAGTCCAGTCGGGGTGGAATGTCAGCGTCATGCGGATTGGTTCTTCGTAGTAGGGGCCGTCGTACAGTTCCGCTATGCGCTTCTCAGCGTCGAGGGTTTTCTTATCGGTGTATGCGCGGCCCCGTGCGAACCGTGGCCGGCTCTTCGACTTGGGTCGACCTGGGATCCTGAACCGGTAGATCAACGTCCCATCTTTGCACCAGCGTCATCGACAAGTTTGCGTAACTGTTGTTCGCCACTCGCTCCGCGGGTGGCAAACTTCTGACCCCATTTGAGGTCGCACTGTCTGGTCCATTCGAGGACGGCATCAGGCGAGTAGAGCTGTCGGAACAGGGAGCAGGCGAACGAGAACAGGGCGAGGCTGCGGTCGCCATGCGACGGGCCTGCGTCCCATATGTCTCGGGCAACGAACTTGAAGTTGGCGTCGATCCTGGTGTGGGAAAACTTGGGTGATGGTAGTGGCTTGTTGGAGGGCGG